ATCATGCTTTTTCTTCTTTTAATCGCTGAAATGTACGGGTCCTGGGACTGCTGCATTCCGCCCATCATTCCGGGCGCTGCATTGATTCCCTGAAACTGAGGCATCTGTCTGTTCCCGATCGCTCCGCCCTTACCGCCGAGACCAATGCCGGTGTCTTGACCGAATTGCTGAAACGGTTGCTGAAGGGAAGACTGAGGAAGCAAGGCTCTGCGCTGTCTTTCCTTAAAGGCCTTTGACTGTTCGTCTGCGGCGCGCTGATTGAAATACAGATCCATTAAGCTTCTCCCATAGGAGCGCCCTCAGGCGCCGGTTGAGACTCGGCTTGAGCTGTCGCTAATTGATCCCCTAGCTGATCACCGGCTGGGGACTCGGGCGGGGGATTATTCATCATATCGTCGTGTTCTTGTTGAGCCGCGTCCGTAGTTTTTAAAGAGATATCGCGATCAGGATCGCTCGGACCCTGAGTCATCTCAGTGAGTAGATCCGCGTGTTCGTTCATAACTTCTAAGACTAAAGCTTGTTGCTGGGGCATAAGGCCCAAGAACTTATCCGACATACGGTAGTCGTTAAGCTCCTGCATCCAGAGTGCGTGATCATCAAACTCGGAGACGGGCGGTTTCTCGCCACGCTTCTCGATCATCTCGATGCCACGGAAGATCTGACGCTTACGAAGGCTATGAGACTTCCACGCCTGATACTCGTCGCCATACTCGAGCATAGAGAGAACGTTCTGAATGACCAAAGGATCAGTCGGGTTACCGAAGTACCCACCCTGATGAAGGTTCATGATCTCTTGTCGTTTTAATGTCTTAGAGCCGGGAGCTATAGAACCACGTTTAACTTTTACGTCGAAGTTCTCGTTTAAATCTTCGCCCCTGAACTCTTTCACTGTGTATTGAAGATCTTCGCCTGCGATCTTAAGTAAGCGAGGAGTATCGTAGTATTTGGCGACGAACTTTAAAAGTATGCGTCCCAAGTCTGCATAACTATGCTCGTGACTCTCTGTCATCACGCCAATGCGAGTGTCATCCTGCTCAACCAACAACTGCATACCGATCGCAGGTATCTGAGCGGACGGGATCTGACCGCGACTCGCTTCATTAATCCCTGCGGTGTCATTGATATCCGACTTCAACACTTCTTCTTCTTCGTACGCATAAGAAGGAATGGTCGGCGTATCTAGAACCTGTGGCTGACCACCAGATGCAGCGTTCGGGACCGCGTCATACTCTAAGACCTCGCCCGATTGATCGTTCAGGGCTTCACGGCTTAAGTTTGCTCCACGTGGAACAGCGTATTTACCAGTTAAAAGTCTATTCAAGAATGCAGCACGCATGGTCTTGCCACGGTTCAACTGATCTTGAAGTGGTCTAAGGTGCGTGATGATCGCTTCAGCCGTAAACTTACCGCCGATGATAATGTCGTCAAACTTTATCCAGGGCAGTTCATCGATCGGCAGAGTTCCATCTTTCAAGAGAACGCCGCTGGCTGTGCAAACGTATCGACCAATCGGGTGCTTACTCGAAGGCCATTCGTAATAGACCCGCTCGATCGCTGAATCTTTAAGCTGGTTCGTCGACATCCCAGACGCGCCACTTTGAGTATTGAGCGCATTGATCCGCGCCTCATACTGAAGACTATTAATCCAGCATTCTTCCTCTTTAACCATGTGCCCTTTATCCGGGTAATGATCTCTGAAGTAAGACAGCGGTCTGATCTTCGCCTGAATAATGCTCTTGCACTCAGACCAATACATAGCGAGAGGGTCCGGAAAGACTTCGAAGAATGAGCAGATATCAACTCGGATATCACCTTCAGCGACGAGCCGATATTCTCGGGTCATCTCGCCGGTCTCGGGATTTACTTTGTCTTCAGGAATAACTCGCTTGTTTCCTAAAGTCGGGTCCCAGCAAACTTTCAAGTAAGCCGAGCCCGCTTGTTGAGTCCACATCAAGAGAGCCGCACGCTTCGTATTAATTCGCAACTGATCCCAGAGCTGAATCAAGATCTGCTCACCTAAGCGAGCTGCATCTTTATCGGGCTCGTCAGAGCTATTCGGTCTGATCTCCCAGCGGGGCTCGTTCTTCATAAGCTTCGCCAAACGGTTCTGCACCGTAGGCAAGATTCGGTTTACGTGAACCTTATGCTTAGAGATTAATTGGGAAGGAGAAGGAGTTGGCTTAAACTGGCGAGAAGCGCCATCAAAATACACACTATCAAAGCCGCACAGATATGCAGTGTTAGTAAGAGCGATAGCTTCCATAGCAGTGCGAGCACTCGAAGTGCGTCTATTCTCGAGCTCTTGATCGACGAAAGCGACGAGAGCGCGGTCTTCTTCAGACTGATCCTCGACGGACTTAAGTTCGACCTCATCGCCAGACGCCCACGCATTTATCTTCTCACGAGCACGATCAAATATTGACAAGTCCGCTCCCCGATTAGCTTAAAAACCTAGAAGGCTATTCGCTTTCCTGGCGTTTTCTTCAGCTATCGGGTCTAGGGGCGCAAGATACTCTGGGCCCTTAGGTGCGACGCGAGGCTTAGTTACAGCCTCGGCTTGTTGATGCTCATAGTAACTACGACTCATTATACGGTTTACGAGCGATAAAGCAAAACGGGCCCAGAATATCTGGCTCCCGAATAAAAGCGCGATAAGTATACCTATCACGAGGTTATTTAACTGCTGATCGGTCATTTTATCCCGTGTAACTTCTGATCTATAGATAACTTATCTACGTTCTTATTTTTCTCGAAATAACCATCGATGTAAACCTTGATATCGTGGAAGATCCCGTATCCCGTTTTATCCTGGATATGATCGAAGTCCTTACGGAACGTCTGCTTTACTAAAGTCGCGGTCGCATCGATCGAGTCGCATTCATTAGCCTTAGCTAAATGAACCTGTTCGAGCAGTTCTGGATGAGTCGACGCCGGTGCATAATCCTCTATGTATTCTCGTAGATGATTGATGTTCACCTTCTCAGGTTTTAATTCCATGGCAGGGCCCTGATCGATGGCCGGGCGACTCTTAGCGATCTCGTCGAGGCTACGCTCGAGTTCTAAATCTTCATCTGTAACCGGTGCGAATTGAGCGAACTCATCCTCGCTCGGCATTTTAAATTTGGGGTTTCCCTTAGACTTAGCCGTAACCTTGCGGTCGGCTTCCATCTCAGCCTTCGTTCGGCGTTTGCGTTTTGTTCCTGATGTACCACTTTTCGTAGTCGGGGCTGTTTGGGGCTGGTCGTTTGTCATTCGGGCGCTCCTTTTCTGGCGGGTATGCAATTTCTTCGATGCTAGACAATGCGTCTAGGATGTCAACCCACGTACCGCGTGGGAATTTCATATACTCATCTTCGAATTCGTGAAGACCGGCTTTAATACTGATCCCGCCCCACTCAAACCGGGGGACTAAAGACCTAATGCGCATGGTCTTAGACTTATCAGGGCCGCGCCGTATCGCGTGAATAGGAATAGTGGTCTTCCGTCGTCTCATCTCATCACTTAGGAAATGCATCAGCGCTTGCTGATAGGCTACGACTTCGATCCCAATAATATTGCACTTAAATATGTGCTGAAGATCGAAGATCAGCTTAACAGTCTGCGTCGCTGTGATACGCGCACGCTTGGCGACCTTCAAATACCAGTGATTGTTTACGTCAACGTCAACCACGCAGAAGGCCGTGTAATCGGCATGATCTTCGAGCGAGATCGCGGGATCGATGAACGCGAACGTGTGCTTCTTTCGAGGGAGCTCCGTATAATATCTGAGCCAGTCTTTTTTAAAGTCCTGATCTTCTGCTGGAATAATCTCCGACTGATACTGATGTGCAAAGATGTAAGACCCCTGGGCTTTTCTTTGGCGCCGCAAATATTCTTCGCTTAGTTTTTTAGGAAAAAACAAAGATCCATCAGCACCGATAGCCTTACAGTAAGTGACTGACCAGTCTTCTCCGTCCACGCACTTATCAAATTGTATTGAGGTATGCGAATTCGCCAAAATGTTCCTTTGCGGCATCGTTATAGGCACGGGCTGCGTCTTTTTCAGTAGCGAAAGCCCCAAGCCAAAGACACTTTCCATTTACTTTTATTTGAGCTCTGAATGGACGGTTCTTAGCCTTGTGGCGAAACACGCCCTTATAAGCGGAAACTGTTTTATTAGTCTTTCTTCTTGGTTCATTTCTTCTGTTCTCGGCGTGCGAACACCACCTAAGATTCTGTCTTCTATTGTCCAGGCCGTCGCCATTAATATGGTCTACTTCAGCTCTAGGGAACGGAGGTTTTCCTAGGAGGAACTTATGCATGAGAATAATTCGACGCTTATATTTGATCCCCGTAGATTGACTGCGAACAGCATAAGACGTTTTGTGACCAGGAGAAGCGCTCCACTTGTACTCGGCAAGCCGAGCGTAATCTTCATCATCGACAATGGCTATCTTCCCTTGGCTCAATTTAATTTCTCGCATAGAATTAATTTAACAAGTGATGAGCAATAGTCAATAGCACAAGCCCACGTCTCTCCGTCGACTATCTTCTCGAAGAACATTATTGGAGTCTCTCGGCGTTTGCGTAAACAGTGACTCTTGCGTTAGCGGCGGTAGTCATAAGTGCATAGGAAACTAAATAAACTGTTGTCGGCGCCGTTACCCTTACGAGCGCCTGCTTGACGGGCCATGAACTTGCGTCGCCAAAGCCGGTTGAATAAAAAGTAAGGGTCAAATCAGAGCTAATGACCGTAGCAACCGTGCTTAGAGCCGCAGGCGCCACGTTCGTATCCGCTCCGTTCGCTCCAAACCACCCACACTGCAAGTTCGAATATGTCGCGGCTCCCCCACTTGTGCTGAATTGTACAGAACCCGTAAGGCGCCAAGTCCCGGGGGTAAGAGTTAACGAATTTCCGGTTAACTGATGATATCGATCGCTTGCAGTCGGAGTTTTGACTGAACTAGTAGTGCTCAAATACTCCGTCTGCCCGTAGACGCTGAAGATTGCAAAATCGGGATCTTCAGCGATCGTCACATAGTTCTGAATAGCGCCAGCAAATAAAGCAAGCGCACCACCGCTTAGCTGCTGAACTCTAACATCAATTGTGTCGCCTTTATTAAGATAGAGACCAAACGACCCCGCAAGAGAAGCAATGATCGTATTCGCGGCCTCAGCTTCCCAGTATTCTAGAACCCTGAAGGTTGATCCATTCTTATTCAAGAATAACTGAGCCGCTTCACCGATCGCCCAGGCGGCAGAGTCTACGAACTCGACTCGGGTGCTACCAAAATACCAATTAGATCTTGGAGCCGTAAACTTCCAGCTAGCGCCGGTCGTTACACAAGTCAAGTTGTCGTATTCTTTCGTTCCGAAATCTACGATTGTAACAGTGTTATTAGGAATGCTTTGACCTGCTGCCGACGTATACGCAGCCTTAGCAGTAGAGAACATTGCCTCAGTCGTCGAGAGCGCCGCCGATTCGGCCCAGCCGGAAATAGGCACCTCGTACGTAACAGTGACGCTATCACCAGCGCCGAAGGTCATTGGAGCAAGTTGAGTTATTCCCGCGTTAGTCGTCGCGCCTAGCGTGTATAAAAGCTGCAGCGAAGTTGTGCTTGCATAAGCTGCATTCACGCTACCATTTCTAGCCCCGCTATCAATAACGCCGCCTGAACTATGAACTACCGTCAAGTTTGCGCTCGACTGCGAAAGGGCAGCGGTGTCAATCGCCAGTGTTCCCGGAAGATTAAGTGTAAGAGCCGCTGCTGTAGGCGCGCCACTTGTAGAGACAGTGACCATACCGCGCAGTGTGTTTCCTCGGCGCCAATAGTTTCCTACATACGTAGTATTGGTAGACCAAGAACCTGTAGTTGTTAGCGCACCCAAGTAAGTCCCAAAAAAACCCGGCTGAGTCGTCTGAGGGCTGACCGTAATGTTATCCCAGTCGACGTCCCAAGCCGCAGCCGTAGTTCCCGCAATGTGCCAGATTAATCTATAGTCATTACTCGACGCGGTCGTATAGAACGTGCACGAAATCAGACCGTCGTTCGGATTAGGCACGATACTGCCTGAGTTATTCGCTATATCCTGAACCGTTAGAAGTGTGCCGGTGTCTTTATCGTAAACGAAAAGCCTGATATCTCCGTTCACGTATCCAGAGCTGGTCCGAATATAGAACTGCCAGAAGAGAGGATTACTCGCCTCGTAGCTTAATCGATCGACCGTGAAGTCATAGCTCCAGCCTTCGCCCTGTCTATTCGATCCGTCTTTAGAGAAACGAACAGAGCTCGAGCCCACGAGTGGAGTCGTCGTATTTAGAGCTGTAGTTAAGCCAGTAACGACGCCGCCTGTGCCGTCTACAGGTACAGCGCTCGCTCCGTCGTTATAGGTATTAATCCCAGTTAAGCTATCGCCCGCGAAGATCAAGGGTACATAGTTAATACCGGCTGACCCGCCTG